AGGGCGGCGGCGGACAGTAGTCCGTAGACCCATGGGTTCTTGAGTTTGAGGCGATGAGCGATGGCCGTTCCCCATGCTCCTGCGAGTGCACCGATGGCGAAATGGGCTCGCTTGTCGGGAGAGGCGAAGGGAGAGGGGTTGTTGACCGACCAGACTACGTTCTGTCCCGCAAGCGGGAAGCAGAGCACGAGGGCCAGCAGGAGGCGTTTCATCCGACCTTCCAAGCAGCACCATCGTAGAATACGGGAGTGACAACCGTCCCACCACCGGCAACCGTGGCAAGGAAAGTTGGGCTTGAGGCATCGCTAACAAGACAGCACCAACCGCGAGTAGGGCCAGCAGGAAGTGTTGCAACGGTAAGCGGAACCTTGAATAGCGTGGTAAGCTTCAGTGTTCCAGAGAAGTCGTTGACCGTGCCGTTCCCAACCGCTACCACGCCTGCGGATGGAGAAGATAGGCCGGTATCCTGTACGTTCGTATTGCCAGCGCTAAAGTAGATTCCCCCCGCCGTTCTGTTACAACTGATTACCCCATTCCCAAAAAAACAGGCGAGCTTGGTGCCGCTGCCGTCATGCAGGTTAACGGCCCCCGTTAAATAGATTTCGTCTTTGCCGATGTTCATTACGTTTGTGTACGCGGCCCCATTAATTGATTGCTTAAACACAAGGTAATTAAATGGTTCTGCCCCTGATTCAACTGGTTCTGTTTCAATTAACCAGTCGCAACTCTGCGCCGCAGCAGTCGCATTAGTCTTCCACCCCGACCCCTGGAAATGCAACGCAGGGCTGAACTTCTGGTTCCCCGCAGTCGCCGTCTGCGTGGTCGCCAGATTCAGGCCGTTGATGCTGGTTGCGTCCACAGCAGCATTCAAACTCAGAGGGGCAGACGCACCCCCACCACCAGCGACACGATCAACAACGGTCGCCATGTCACCACCCCATGATCACAGTTGCGGCAGGGTTGGTCCCGGCGATGGCGGTCACGTTGGCCCGCGCCCACTGCCAGCGGGCCGTGCTGGTGAAACCATCGGTTACGGTAGTCGCAGTCGTGGTCAGCGTGCCCATCGTCAATGCGTTCTGACCATCGTTGGACACCTCGATCACAATGGTCGAAGACGTGGTGCTGCCGGCCAGGATGCTCTGGAACGTGTAGTTGATCGTAGGTCCGTTCACCTCGTTCCTGCGAGGGAGTTTAACCCACGGTGCGGCGGCGACAGTCGCGCCAGCCTGAAGCATTACGGTGGTTGCCATTGTGGTCCACTCCTTTACGTGAATACTGCCCTAGGTGTAGAAGGGAATTTCCTTCTGCTTAGTACCGATCCCGGTGGACTGGTACATGATGTTGACCAACAGAACGAACGGCTCGTTAGGTGAACCGCCGGTAATTGTTGGGATTGTGGTTTGGGTGTAATTCATCCCGATCACCCCATCGGGTTCAAGCAGGGCGTTGTCCAGAAGCGAAGCAGACCCACCTGCACTCGACAGCGCCGTGTCCTCGATACGGTGCTGGTAGCGCGGAGTGGTGGCGATGTTTACCGTTGCGTAGGTGCAGGACACCGTCTTCTCTGCCGCGAAGATCGCCTGGTTGTGCGCCTTCGCATAGGTGTAGACAAACGTCCCGATGAACGACCCGACCGTGGTCGTGCCGTTGTGCGCCCAGTGGACCCGCACAAAGATGTCGGTTCCGGGCGCATAGTCGTGCGGGATCGGGAACTCGAAGTCCGCCTTGTCGCCCGCGCTGAACGCCCAGCGCCTGACGCTCCCACCGATGAACGCCGCCTGGGTTGGCGCATTCGTGCCAGCAGCATCAATTGCCAACTGCCCAGGGATCGCCGCCCAAGGGTAGGTCGGAGAGGTTGTATCAACCTTGATGCCCTTGCCGGACGCCTTGTTGATCACCAGCGAGTCGGTCAGGTTCATCCCGGCGAAGGTCGGCGCCGAGACTGTGGCGATGCTCTGTGGCGTGGACAGCGTCACGCCGGCGACCGTATGGGTCACCGTGACCTGATTGGCAGTTCCCGACAGGGTCTTGTACTCGTTTGCATTGCCCGCGGCGTTGGCGCCCAGGATGGAGTTGGCCGCTCCCAGCGCATTCAGGCCGGTCCCGCCACTGGTGGCGCCCAGGGCGCTGCTCAGCGTGGCACTTCCGATGGTCGCGCTAGTGACGTTGGCCGTTCCAATCGTAGCACTGGTCGCGCTCAGCGTGGTGATCGTCGCGGTCGTGGCAGCGAAGGTCGGAGCAGCAGCTCCGGTCGCGTTGGCCGTCAGAACAGGGCTACCCGCGAAGTTCTCGATGGTCAGGACGTTGTTGGTCTGGACGCTCCAGCCGCGGACACGCAACTGCACCGCATCTGCCGACCCCACGATGGCGGTCGAAAGCGCGGTCCCAGTTGAGTTGAAGTCACGGGCTTGGACGTACTCGACCGTTCGCTCCGGGCCCGTTGAAGTGGACCACTTGACGGTATACTCCCCATCGGGAACCGCACAAACCCACCACCCCATCGCATCCGCGGTCATCGGATTGCTGATCGTGGCAGAAGGGTTTCGGCTCCCAGATGGAGAGTAGATCGTGGCTAGGGTATCGGTTCCGGCAGCGTAGATGGAGACTTGCGCGTACGGGACTGCGCGAAGACCATCTTGGACGATCCCGTACAGTCTCTGCATCGAGTCCCTCTACAACTTCTTGTACTTGTTGGGGTGGATCAACTTCTCTTGAAGCTTGCGGTAGGCCACGTACTCTTCGGCAGTCGCCGGGATCGGCTCAGAGTGCGGGAAGCGAGCCCGCATTTCGTACATCCGCTGCGGGTTCCGTTCGTCTGACGTGTCATCGACCGGGAACTCTTGGGTGGTGTCGATGATGTTGTTCACCAACCCCATCGGAAGGACGTGGTTCCGGTTCTTGGCGAGGTAGGTCTTGGGGTGATCCCCCAAGCTGACCATGAACCAGTGGGTCTTGTTGCCTTCGCTGGGGTCACCGAACACGGTGATCCGGGCGAACCCATCGGCCACAGGGTAGCCGTAGACGTGAGTCGGGGTGATCGCCTTCGCGACCGGTTCCCCCCCCTCTTCGACCATTCCCTTCAGTTTGGTCCTGGGAGATTTGCGCGGAGCGCCATCCTTGGGTTTGCGTGTGCGGGGCGCCGGGATAACGCCTGCAACTTCGACTTCAGACATTGATGTCTCCTTGAAGGGGGCGCCGGTTAAGGCGCCCCCAGGGTTGCGGTTGGTCTAGCGCTTGACCATGAACTGGAAGGTCTTGCTGGCGAGCAGGATGCCCAGACCCAGGGTGACCCCAGGGCCGTCAGACAGCGGCGAGCCAGTGGCCTTGGTCACGGTAGCCGAAGTGCCGGTGATGATGGCGAAGCCATTGGTCGCGGCCACGGTGGTGGTGCCGGTCGCGCTAACCGAATAGGTGGTGCCGGCGGTGTTGTCGGGGAAATACTCGTGGGTAATGCCATCGGTGAGGTTCCACGCCTTGATGTAGCGCGGAACGAAGCCGAGGTAGACGGCAGCGGCGGCAGTGGTGCCGTCCGTAACCCCCTTGAACATCATCGAGTCGCAGTTCAGACCCTCGTTGATGGTGACATTGGAAACGGTGAGTGCCATGTTGAATTCTCCTTGGCTGCTGGTTCTGGGTTAGGCCGTCACGGCGTGTTCGATGCGGAGAAGACGGGCATCTTCCAGGACACCGCCACCGGAGCGGAACTTGTAGCCCAGGGCATCGGAGAGGCCGAGCGGGTTGGCATGGTCCGGGTTCTTGCTGGAGATGTGGACCACGTCCAGGGACTGGGCGAGATCGACGTAGGCTGCAGCGTCCTGGCCCATGATGATGGTCGCGTACACATCACAGGCACTGGTCGCCGTGGTGTACTTGGTGCCGGACACGGCGCCGCCGGAATCAGGGTAGATCTTCTGGAGGGTGCTGGCGATGAACCGGATGCGGTTGTACTTGCCGACTTCTCCGTCCAGTTTGTCGGAGCCGTTGGGGTACTGCTCGACGCGCAGGAAGTCCGGCATCTGCCGAAGGTCCAGCGCGGTGTCAGGATGGCACAGGCCGATCCAGCAGGCATCGATGGGCGCGGTGGCGTACTGGGCGGAGGCGCTCACAGCCTTGGTGAAGGTCGGGACGTTGCCCGATTCCATGAAGCGGACGGCCTTGTCCAGGGCGCCGGGGTTGATGATGCCAACCACGTTGGCACGGCCCGCGCCGGCGGTCGCGCCGATGGAGTCGGTCAGCCGATAGGCGTTGGTGCCGGAGTTCAGAATCGCGTTGATGATCAGCTCGACCACGTCGGCCAGGTTCTCGGAGTTGAGCTTCATCAACTCGTTGAGGATCTGGCGCTCGTTGAGCAGATCCACCTGGTCGGTGGTGCGGATCAGGTGCGCGTAGAGGGCCGTGGTGAGCTGGACCTTGGTCAGGGTGAAGGAGGTGTCGCCGGGGGTCTGGCCCTCGACGTAGCTCTTGACGGTCGCGGCGCTGGCACCGGTCAGCGGCGCAATGCGCTCGATGCGGGCGACTTCGACGGTGCTGGAGTTCTTCGCCGGAAGTGCGATCTGCTTGACCCACTTCTTGGAGACATGGAGGGGGAGCAGCCGACTAAGGAAATCCTTCTGCAGGAATACATTAGTTGGTGCAATCGTGGTGCTGTTGAGCATTTGAGACCTCTTTTAGAGGGGGGCCTCAGACCTCTCCACCGTAGAAGGAACGCTGAAGGGCAGCGAATTCTTTGCCCTTCGGATCCATAGCGGAGATGGCATCGGCAGTGGTTGGGATGACCCGATCTGCCCCACCACCGATATCCATCGTTGTGACCGCTCGCGCTGCAGCCCTGGTCTTGCTTCCGCCCCCGGCCCGGAGAGATTCCGCGAGCGGGACGAACAGCGAAGGGTTGTCAGCGTAGAGTTTCTGCTGGGCCGGCGGGAGTTTCCCGACAAGCTCAAGCAGTTTGGGTCCAACAGTCGGAAGGTCGGGGATGAGTTGCGCGAGTTGGGTATGGACTTCGCGCTCACGATCACGCTGGGCCAAGAAGTTGACGTTCTCGGACAACTGCGCGTTAAGCTGCCGCTGGGCATGAAGCTCAGCCAGGAGAGGCTTGACCACGGGGCCGATGTACTTGAAGGCATCCGGGTCAGCGTCCTTCTGAAGCTGGGCGTAGGCCGCTTCGACAGGATCGTACTGAGGCGCTGCGGAGCGCAGGGTAGCGACGCGGAGGTTGTGAAGCTCTTCCTCCCGCATCCTGTTCGTCTGCCGCAACTGCTGAAGCTCTTCCAGGACCGCAGGAGGGAGACCACCGTTTCCAGGGGGAGGCTGCTGCGCTGCAGGTTCCACTTGGACATCGGGTTCGTTTCCTGCCAGATCGAGGGTTTGCTCAGTGTTCTCTTGGCTCATCGCCGTTCCTTTCGGGTTTTACGTCCCCTTGGACGTTAGTTAAACCTACACGCTAAATGGCTATTCCGCAATCACCTATCGTCCTTGTAACTTTTCCATGGGTTCTGCTCTCCGACCGGCTTCCTTGCCGCCAACTGCCGGTCACGATCATCCAGTTCCCTCAAGTCCTGGTCGATTTTTTCAATGCTGAGAAACTCCTGGAGTCGGTGCGCGAGGTTCAGTGCACCGTCAGCCCATGCGCGATGGACCTGCCAGTTGCTGAGGGTAGGGGGCACGGGCCGCTGAGCCTCCACCACCAGGGCTTCCAGGAAGGCTGCTAACCCCTCTTCCCCCAGGTTCTCCACCACCTTGCGGCGGGCCTGGAGGGCCTCCTTGCTGGCCCATTTGCTGTTGGAGAGCGAGTTGCTGCTGTTCATATTGGACTTGCTCCTCAGTCTTGATGTACTCCCAGGCATCCGTGAACCCAAGCTTCTCCATCGCTCTGCGGAAGAACTTCCGCTTGTCGAACATCATGGAGAACTCAGGATCCTGGCTGACTGTCTGGATGAACTGCATCTGCATCTGCTGCTGGTTGGCCTGCTGGGCGATGGTGCTGGCGCCGACCACTTCGTAGTCGAACTCGCCCTGGATGTCACTCGCTGTCAGTTCCGCCCAGTGCATCCCCATCGGGATGACGGCGCCGGTCGCCGGATCGGTGATCTGGCCCTGCTCATCCACGAACAGTCGGACCATGACCGGATCGCCAGGAGGCATCAACTGCTGGTTCAGGCTTGCCTGCATCCTGAGCATCGGGATCAGCCCATCTTGCTCGATGTGCTTGATCTGCTCATTCTGGACGGCACCGGCCGACTTCTGTAGGCCGGCGGACTCAGTCGCGCTCGCCCCCTCCGGGGTCGCACTGGTCCCGCCGAACGTCCCGGTCGTGCTGGCGATCTCACCCTTGAAGTACTGGATCTCCTGCAGCGACAACTGCAGCGCATCCTTCGAGACAGGAACCGGCATGATGTTGCCCTGTACCCGCTGCCAGAGGTTCTCGCCTGGACCCCAAACAATGTTGTGGGTGTCCGTGATGCCATCCACCACGATGCTCAGGGGAGGCGTGATGGCGAGGGAGTTGGCGTCCACGCTCTGGTTGATGCGCACGTTCACGAAGTCCTGGATCCCCAGGATCGGCTCAGCCAGGCCAGTGCCATAGCCAAACGGATCATGCGGGTCAGGGATCAGCGTGAAGAGCTGCCAGGGCGGGAGGCCATGGGCGAATGGGTTCGCCACGAACCGCAGCAGGTGCTGCCGGTTGGCGATGACCCCAAAGCAGTTGTGGTAGAGGCCGACCTCGGGAACGATCAGGTCGCCGCAGAACGTGATCAGTTCCACCCCATCGCGGGGAAGCGGCGAGTACCCCATACTCTGGTCGATGGCCCTCTTCAGGGAATCGCCCAGTTCGTTGTACTCGACACGGTCATCATGCAATTCGTCCAGGTGCTTGTAGACCGGTTGGCCGTTGGGATCGACCAGACCACCCCACTTCGCCTTGAGCCACTCAGCCTTCTTGGCACTCCGGTACGCCCGGAAGGCGAACCGATCATCGTCCGGGTGGCGTTCCTGGACGTAGTTGAAGATGTCGCCCACGATCAGGCGCCCACCCTCAAAGGTGATCTTTTGCTCTGTGGCGTAGCCCAGACCACTCGGGTCGTTGATCTCGACCTCGAGCCCCGCCTGAACCATCTCTTGCTTGGCCTGCATCAACTCTTCATCGGGGATCGTGTTGTGTTCCGTATGCCACTGCACGGTCCATGGCACGTTGCCCATGATGCACGCCGACCGCATGAACTGAGCGAACGTCTTCCTGAACCCCAGCCGGTAGTGGTCCCACCGGAGCTTCGCCTCCAGCATCCCGGCGTTGCTCTGGGAAGTCTTGTTCCTGCCGACCGCCTTGAAGCAGCGGTCGTTGGGCATCAGCGCCTGCATGAACTGGGCAGTCGCGGTCTCCACCGCCTGGAAGATCGACGGGATGTACCGGTGGGACCGGGAGTCCATCACCTCGCCCCAGGACTCACCGAACTTCCGCTCCCAGGCGAACTGGCATTCCTGCCAGTACCAGAGGCGCCCGCGGCGGTTCATGTTCAGGTAGGTATGCCGCTCCAACGCAGCAGCGATGATCTTCTGCTCATCGGCAACCTGGAAGCCTGGCATGTCAGAAACTCTTCAGGTATGCGTTCATCGCCCCGTTAGGGTTCTGCTGAACAGGCTGGCTCGGGAAGATCGGTGACTCCTGCGGGAGTACCCGCTGAGGAGGCGGGGCGCCAGGGCCCATCGAGCCGCCGCCACCCCACTGAGGGCCGGCAGGCTGCTGCTGGGGCGGACGGGCGGGTCCGTGGTAGCCGCCGCGGTTGGGGTTGCTCGACTGAGCAGTCTGGCCGTTCCAGGCTCCGCCCTGCTGAGCGTTGGGGTTGTTGAACCCGTTGGCGAAGTCGATGGGCATCTGGGTCTGAGGGTGCTGCGGGGCAGGATGGTTGCCGCCGAACAGACCGCTCTGAGGCATCTGGTTGCCATGCTGGCCCTGCCAAGCAGGAGGGCCAATCGGAGGTTGCTCACCGGGACTAGGAGGTGGGTAGATCGGAGGGTTCCGCGGGTCGATGGGGCGCATCGGACCTGGAGTCGGGGGGAGCGGACCCTGGTTGTGCGGCATCCCGTAGGGGCCAGGGATCCAGCCTGGGTTCCCGTTGCCTGGGGTCTGGCCGCCATAGGGAGGGGGAACGCCGTCACCTCCACTCATCCGACCTGGATCGTAGGGATTTCCCATCGGAGGCGGGCCACCATCAGGGCGCGGAGTGTACATCCCACCAGGGTTGATTCCGCCGTTGGACGGAGGAGCGAACCGATCCCGACCACCTGTCGGGTTCATCCGATACCCCTGCGGACTGCCCACGCCGACCGCCTGCCGCTGCATGTTCTGAGCGTCTTCGTTGAACAGCGCCATGTCACTTCCCCTTCTTGAACGGAACCTTCATCTTGATGGGGCGCCCCTTGGCATCCTCCAACGATTCCTCGCGGGGCGTCGACTTCACGCCACGCTTCCGCTCATCCCGCTCCTCGACCGTGTCCAGCGACCCGTTCTTCGGGCCCATCAGCATCAGCCTGAGCTTGTCCTTGGTGTTCATCTCCAACCCCCCTTGCCCCAGTTACGCTTCGACGCTGCCGTCGACCTGAACATCCTGGATTCCTCGGGGGTTGGCAGGTTCTTTCGTGCCCCCATGTAGCAGCAGTCCGCGAGGTGATCTTCCACCCCTCCCTTTGAAATGTACAACTCAGGATTGTGCGGGTCAACCTGCAATAACGGTAACGTCCTGATTAAATTACGGCAGTTGTCCATGATCTGAAGCTGCGACACCCCATTGATGCTCTGCAGCATCTGGCGGAACATCATCACCCCGCCCTTCTTGTCGGTCTTCCGCGCCTTCTGGAAAAACACCCCCTCCTTCTCGAACAGGTGCCCGATGCTCGTGTCGTTCCCATCCCCATCGTAGATCGACCCGTCCACCCACCTCTCGGTGATATGCTCTCCCACCCCGGCCTCGATCTGGCGGATCTTCTGCGCCACCTGGCCCGCCTTCTCCCGCGTGCCCTTGTTCGACTCCCCACCAGGGTCTACCCCGTAGATCTCCCGGTAGATGTAAATCTTCCCCGCCGGCGACTGGCACCACCAAATCCCCGCATACGGAGCGTCATACCCCCAGTCGAACGAGAACCACCGGCTCCACTCCTTCGGCGGGTTGAACGCCCGACAGATGTGCACCGCCGGATCCCACTCGTCCAGGAACGCGCCCTCCACCACGTCCCATCGGCCATCGTAATACATCAACTTCATCCGCTCAGGCAGGCTCAACAGCCCAGCCTCGTACCCGGATCCCTGCAGGTACACGTTGTCGTGCAACGAACTCGGGATGAACACCCGCGTCCGGGTCAGCGGAGGCCCATCCTTATCTCTTGGGTTCTGAAACTCCACCGTATGGATCCGATCTGCAGGCCCGAAGTCGATGAACCGCTTCTTCACCCAGTCCATCCCCGGTCCACCAGGGTTTCCAGTAGCTACAATCTGACACTCCTTGCCCACAATCGGATTCCGGTTGATCGTGAACAGCCACTGGTACGTCGATTCTAAACTCCACTGCGTCAACTCTTCTGGGTAGATGAAACTGTAGTCGTGACCCTGGTACTGCAGCACATCATCGTCCGTATCGCAGTAATTCATCACCAGGGTCGCCCCATTCGGGAACTCCCACATCTTTTTCTGCTCATGCCAGTGGTCCTTCACCGGGAAAACCGGCCCGAACACCTCCTTGCATCGCCGCTCCACCGCCAAAAGCCCCTTCAACGTCCTCCGCAGCAGCAACCCCTTCGCCTGAGGGCCCCATTTCATCGCCCGCGAGTAGAAATGGCCCACCACGCCGTCGGTTTTCCCCCCTCCGCGGCTCCCTCCGAAGAAAATCTCCTGCGCTGGACACGAAATCAACCGCGCCTGCTTCGGCTGAGGACTCCATGCGATGCGGGTTCCTCGGAAATCCTCCCCACCAGAGGCTACTTGCACGGGAACCACTCTGACTCACATCTTTCGGCAAATTCCTTGAGCGAGAGCGCCTCTGCCTTCAACCCTTCCTTTTCCGCGAGCAGCCTCGCGTACATCTCACTAGGTGGGTCACAGTCATCCAACCACCGGTATGTCCCCATCGGGCCATCGCCTTCCTTACTCAACACCCAAACCGTAACCCTCTCCATCAGGTCGCCTCGAATTTCGCCATCTCGTATGCAATCGACCTCGCCAACGCACACGCCCGCTGCGCGAACTCAGCATCCGTCCTCCAAAACTCAGGCGAAGACGCATACCCTGCCGTGATTGCGAACACCAGATTCTCAAATCTGGTGTCCTTGTTCGTAAGGTAGTAGTTAAACTTGCTGTTCCTTATCCACATGTCGTACTGCGCGGTTGCAGGACCAGGACCGGCACCTAAATCCCCTACCGTCTGCACACTCACCAACGCAGGATTATTATTTGCGGCACTCGCCGGGATGTCGTTGTTCGCCAGCACTACCTCCGCTGGGTCGCTACCGCTTATCAGTGTCATCCTCGCTCCTCTCCACAAACTCCACGAACGGCGTACCCTCCAATGTCACCCCCCAATCACCGTCACCCAACTCCCGCCTCGTCGTGTGCGCCTCATTCCACACATCTGGATCCGCCCGATCTGGAACCACGATCACATGTGCGTGATGATGCGTACCCTCTACCTTAACTTCCTTCGGTGACTGGGCCACTAACATCTTCATCACCTCTAACGGCTTTAACAACGACTCCTCTGCATACCTCGCCAAAAACTCAGGACTCGCTGCTGTCGCCGCCAGGATGCTATTCGCAAGCGTCTGCTCCTCGCGCTTCCTTAACCTGACGGCCTGCCCGTTCTTCTCCTTAGCTCTCGCGGACATCAAAACATCATAAGCTGGCTTTGAAATCGTGTGTAATATCTGTGAGTGTAAACGAACACCCATATTAGAGAGATCCTTTGGAACGTACCACGGTAAAGCACCCACATCCTTCGGCGCCTCGTCCACTTTCCACCGGCTCTTCGTCATACACCCATTCTAATTCTGAATTTTTAAAAATGCTACCCGATGGAGGATGGGGGTAAATTTTATTCACAGACACGGGGGCGGCCTGGTTTCAAAGTCACGGGGCGGGGCCAGGCGAGCCGGCGGATCGCGACCGCGGCGAGGCGTCCCCAATTGTCAGGTACACGTCAGTTTCGGATACAGGGTACCTGTACCCTACCCTGTACCCTGACAGGTTGGACACGAAGAAAAGGAGTCTAGTCTCAATTAGGCTCAGTATTCCGACACAATATTGTCAGGTAAAAAGTTAAGTCTAATAGAATGGTATGTTTAGAGGATAATTTCTAGGAGACAGAATAGGGATTATCGAAAGCTGGAGAGGGTGGATAGGTGAATAGTCCTTATTTATCAAGGGTTTCTCGCTGAGACAGATTCTCACTGTTTAAGGCCTCTCTCTTTGCCGGATGGTGCTACCGGTCCACCGAACGGCTAAAAGGCCCCTGGGGCAGTGCTGCCTACTCTTCGCCATATGTTTCAAGGGAATAGTCCATCTGGAAGGCTCTGCGGTATCGAAGCGGAGCATCCTCTGGTGACAGTATCGTCCCAAGGGTACAGGGTACAGGTACACCCTAAAGGGTGGTGTACCCTTGTACCCTAGTATAACCCGATTGGAATACAGTACTGTACCCGTACTGTATCCACCCGTACCCTTGTACCCTGAATCTGACATTTACATTATAGTTTCTGTCACAGACTCGTAACTTCTGTCATCGGCCATTGACTGCGTGATAGGCTTAGCCTAGACTCTCTCTTGTGGGCGATCCCACTAACCGCGAGGGGAAGAAGATGAGTGAGCAAGAACGAAGGGAACTAATCGTCACGATGGCGGGCGCACTACTTAGTGGTGCAGTTAGCACCTACCAGGCATTCGCAGCATTCGCTGATGACGAGTGCATTATCCGTTCACTGGTTTTGTTTCGCGCTCGGCGCGCAAGCTGGAGTTAGGACATGAGTGAGAAGCGAATCACTGAAATTATCGCCGACGGCCTTGACGCTGCGGTAGACGGCCGCGGATGGGGCATCGAGCACACAGAAGCCTCAAGAGTCGCTGATGCCGCTCCCGAGCTGCTGGCTGCGTTGGAGCAGATCCTGGCGTGTGTCGATCGTCCGGGTGGATCGATCCGGACCATAACCCCCGAGGCCATCATTGCGTCCCGTGCCGCCATCGCCAAGGCGAAGGGAGAATGAACCCAACCTGACAATCCACATCCACCTCTTGACGGACCCGAACCCCTGAGCCTATGCTTGGGGGTTTCTTCGTTTCAAGCCTTCGGGCGCCTAGGTCGACGGACCGAAAACCTGTTCCCGCGCAGGCTGGCGCCCGATCCTAACGGGACACCTATGGGAGCGGCCAGGTGAACCTATGCCAGTGAGTACGCCAGCATTTGAATCCCAAGTGCTGATGGCGTTGTTAGGCGACCCCCATAACCCGGAAGCTAAGGCTATTCTGGATTTTCAGCCTACCGACTGGACAAAACAGAATAGGCGTATCGCGTTACATCTGACCGATACTATCCGCCAGTATGGGA